TCTGATATCATGACTAAAACCACTAGAGGAGATGATGGTAAAGATAGATTACAAAATGGTAATTATATCGAGGAGACAGCATCTCACTATGTGATGGTTGTGGAGCCTGATAAAACATCAACAGCACTTATCACGATGAAATCTACTCAAAGAAAAAAATCTAAAAAGTGGAATTCAATGATGATGTCTTTGAGGCAACAAAGAAAAAATGGTAAAGGTTTTTTTAAACCTGCTCCGTTTACTCAGAAATATCTTTTAGCCACTGTATTAGAAAAAAATAATATGGGCTCATGGTTTGGTTGGGAGATATCTCATGTGGGTGCAGTAGAGAGTGAGGAGGTCTTAAAAGCAGCCTTCGATTTCTATGAGAGTTGTAAAAAAGGTTCTGTGAGAGTGAATCATAACACAGAGGAACAAGTCGAAAAAACTCCATTCTAATTATGGATGTTTCGAACAAAACCTTGGAAGAGTTCATTGAGCTCTTCCAAGGTTCAAGCACGTATTTTGGTGTTTCAAAACCTACTGGTAAAAAAAATTCTAAAGGTAAAGCCGAGTTTAAACATTGGTTAGAACCATCTCCAATGACTAAACAACATTGGATCGATCATTTAAAGGGTGATTCATATTATGGTAGTGTACCAATTAAAGATGATAACACCTGTAACTGGGGTGTCATTGATGTCGATAGATATAATATTAAGCATCAGGAGCTAATAACAATTATTAGAAAAAGAAAATATCCATTAGTGCCTTATAGATCTAAATCTAATGGCTTACATTTAATTTTACACATAGATGGTTCAGTAGCTGCTGCTGAAATGAGAAAAAAATTAATTGAGATTGCTTCTGATTTAGGAATTAACGACACCACTACCGATATATTTCCTGCACAAGATGAAGTTGATCTTACACCTGAGCTTTGGGATGATAAAAGAAAAGGTAATTTTGTAAACTTACCATATCAAAAAGCACATATGACAACCAGAGTTGCTATGGATGATGAGGGTAATGCAATAAAATTAGAAAATTTATATGAGTTTGTTAAAAAATTTAAACTTAATACAGCACAATTTAAAAAATTAAAAATATTTAAAGATGATGAAACAAAAGATTACCCACCTTGTGTAGTAAATTTTATGAAAAATAAAATAAAAAAAGGTGAAGGTAGAAATGATGCTATGTTTAACGTGGCTGTTTTAGCAAAAAAGATAAACCCAGATCCTGTAATGTATGAAGAGTGGACAAGAGATATGATGGGTAAAGTCTGTGATGAGAAGTTACATCCTAAAGAATTGCAAAATATATTTAAAGGTGTAGAAAATAAAGAATATGCGTACAAATGCAAAACAAGTATTGCTCGAATGCATTGCGTCTCAAGTGAATGCGTTAAGCGTAAACTTGGGATTGGTGCTAACGAAGTACTCCCAGAGGTCGGAAAACTATTAAAAGTAAATTCATATCCAGAACCATATTGGATTTTACCAATTCAGGGTAAGTCTATAAGACTATCAACTAAACAGTTGTATCAACAGCAATTATTAGGAGAGCAGCTTTTAAATTATGATATTGTATGGAGACCTTTAAAACCAACTAAAAGAGATCCAGATCCCTATCGAGATTGGCTTGAGGAGCTCATGGAGAACAAACAAGATATGGAAGGCTATGATGCGGTAGAAGAAAGAGATGATGTATTTAATTCTAGAATGTCTAGATTTTTAGAAGATGTAGAAGATACTACAGACTTTGATCAAATAGACTCAGGCAACATCTGGAGGGATGATAAAGAAATGAGGTTTAAATTAGAAACATTTAGATCTTTCATAAAAAAGATGGGTTACAATTGGAATGAAAAAGAATGCACAAGGTTCCTAGAACAGGGAGGTGCACAACCTAAGAAAAAATTTCAAGGTATTGATAGTCGACATTGGATTGTTAAACTACCTAAACAAACAGAACACAGGAATAAGGATGTCAAATTCAATAAGCCAAAAGCTCCGTGGGAAAACAATTAAAATATTTGGACCACCAGGTACAGGTAAGACAGAGAATCTGTTAAAAAGAGTACAAAGATATTTAAAAAAAGGATATTCACCAGATGAGATTTGTTACATATCATTTACCAACAAAGCCGTTGATGAATGTATCGACAGAGTTAGAAAAAAATTCAAAGAATATAACGAAGACGATTTCAAATATTTTCGAACATTACATTCTTTGGCAAGACAACAGTTTGCTGAGATTCCCGTTTTAGATCCAAAAGCTGACATGCTTATATTCCATACCCAATATGGAACTATAAAAGTAAATTATAAAGATAGTTGGGATGATCAAAAAGTTTTTAATAATTGGTCTTTACAAATATATGACAGAGCCAGAAACATGAAGGTGGATCCTGTATCATTATACAAACAACAACCTAGAAAAGCTGTACGACTTCAACAGTTCAAATCAATTATTGCAGGTTACGAACAATTTAAAACTATGGAAATGGAGAACGGACAACGGACACCTGATAGGTTAGATTTTACTGACATGGTAGAGAGATACATTAAACATGGCTTAGTCATTCCATTTAAAGTATTGATGGTGGATGAAGCTCAAGATCTTACACCTTTACAGTGGGACATGGTTGTTAAGATAGCTAAACAAGTAGATAGAGTTTATATTGCAGGTGATGATGATCAAGCTATTTACGAATGGAATGGTGCAGATGTTGCCCTATTTCAAAGTTTTCCTGGTAGAGCTTTAGTATTAAAAAAGTCTGTTAGATTAAATAAAAACATACATTTCTTTTCCAAATGTTTACTAAATAGTATGGGGGATAACAGAGTACAAAAAGATTTTTACTCTAATCAGAAAGATGGAGCCATATACAAATGGAACACATTAAAAAAAGTGCCTTGGGATTTAGAGGGTGACTGGATGGTTTTAGCTAGAATAAACGATGTAAAAAAAGAATTACAAATAGAAGCTAAGAATCTCGGTTTGTATTATCAAGATGTTAAGAATAATAAATCTTTTGATCCGAATCACTTCTTGGCTATAGAATATTGGGCAAAAATTTGTGATGGTGGAGTGCTTACTAGATCTGAAGCTTGTATCATGTATGAGTATTTATTAAACATAGATCACGGATACCGGTCACAGGACAGCAAAAAGTGGTCTTTTGCTCACCCAAATCAAGTGTTTAATTTTGATGAATTACATCTCAGATGTGGTATGAGAGAGGATAAAGGATCTTGGGAACAAGTGTTTAAAAGAAAATTTAAAGATAAAGAAAAACAATACTTTCAAAAGTTAATGAGAGAAGGCGTAGACTTATCTAAACCACCAAAAATTACGATAGATACCATACATCAAGTAAAAGGTGGTGAAGCAGATAACGTAGTGTTAGCTTCTAAATGTAACTTTCCATCACATTTTGATAAAAAAAATATACAAGAAAAAGTAAAAGAACTGCGGGTGTGGTATACAGGAGCTACAAGATCAAAAAGCACATTACATTTATTAGGAACTTACCATCAATATAATTTTCCATTAGGAAAATATTTTAAACTTTATGAGGCTAACTATGACAGATAAAGGCATATTTGATGATGTATTTCCGCAAAATAAACAAATAGGCGGAGATCACTACAAAGATATGGCCATTCAACCATTTGAATTTATATCAAAGAATGAATTAACATACTTTCAAGGCAACGTTATAAAATACGTTTGCAGATACAAACAAAAGAATGGAATACAAGATTTAGAAAAAATAATTCATTACTGTGAACTAGAGATTAAAAAATTAAAAGATGACAATTAAATTAGGTTTTTTATTTTTATTAATAGGCATGGTTTGTATAATTTTTGCTACCATTGTAACTTATTTTATAGTTAAATATTTGAAATGACACATCAATTAAACTTTATTTATAATGACTCTGATTGGGTTTGCCCATCAGAGTATCCAGATTTAAGAAATGCAAAAGAGATAGCAATTGATTTAGAAACTAGAGATCCAAACATTAAAACAAAAGGAGCAGGGTGGGCTACATTTGATGGCCATATTGTAGGCTTTGCTGTAGCAGCTTTTGATCAGCAATGGTATTTTCCTATACACCACGATGCAGGCGGTAACATGGATGAAGGTATCACTGTTGCCTGGATGCAAGAAGTTTTAAATACACCAGCAGTCAAAATTTTTCATAATGCAAGTTATGACGTGGGTTGGTTAAAAATAAATGGATTTAATATTAATGGACCTATTGTTGATACAATGATTGCAGCAGCTTTGGTTAATGAAAATAGATATAGTTTTTCTCTAAATGCGTGTGCTAAAGATTATTTAGGTGAAATTAAGAATGAAACTTTTTTAAATGAAAAGGCAAAAGAGTGGGGCATAGATGCAAAAGCGGATCTATGGAGATTACCAGCAGGGTACGTTGGGTTCTACGCAGAACAAGATGCAGGTCTAACTTTAAAGCTGTGGCAGCATTTTAAAACTGAGATAACAAAACAAAATTTACATGATGTCTGGGATATGGAGATGGAGCTGCTACCTATTTTAATTGATACAAGAATGAGAGGTATAAGAATAGATGAGGAGAAAGCTGCATCTTTAAAAAAAGATTTTAAACAAAAAGAGTCTAAGGTGTTAGGTAAAATAAAAAAAGAAACAACTATTGATGTAGACATATGGGCTGCAAGATCTGTGGCTCAGGTGTTTGACAGGATCGGAGTTGATTACCCACGGACACCGAAAACTGAAGAACCAAGTTTTACCCAAAACTGGCTAGTAAATTGTGATAACCCGATAGCCCAACTAATAAGAGAAGCAAGAGAAATAAATAAATTCCATTCAACATTCATAGACTCCATTCAAAGATTTGTGCATAAAGGTAAAATACATTCTGAAATAAATCAACTAAGATCTGATCAAGGCGGCACAGTTTCTGGTAGATTAAGTTATTCAAATCCAAATCTTCAACAAATACCTGCACGAAATAAAGAATATGGTGATAAAATTAGAAGTTTATTTTTACCTGAAGACGGTAAACAATGGGGTAGTTTTGATTATTCACAACAAGAACCAAGATTAGTTGCTCACTATGCTGCAAGTGTAAATAATAATTTTTCTGGAGCTGATGAGTTTATAGAAGCTTATAAAAATGAAGCAGCAGACTTTCATCAGATTGTTGCAGACATGGCAGGTATATCTAGGACACAAGCTAAAACAATAAATCTAGGATTATTTTATGGTATGGGTAAGGCTAAGTTAGGAAGAGAGCTTGGTATATCAAAAGACTTAGCTGAAAATTTGTTAAATAAATATAATAATAGAGTTCCATTTGTAAAAAGATTAGCTGAAGAGGTAACTAATAGTGCATCTAAGTATGGTTTTATTAGAACAATAAAAGGTAGAAAATGTAGATTTGATATGTGGGAGCCATCAACTTTTGGAATGAATAAGGCCATGCAGTATGAGGAAGCTAAAGCAATTTACGGAAATAATATTAGAAGAGCTTTTACTTATAAAGCATTAAATAGATTGATCCAAGGATCCGCAGCTGATCAAACAAAACAAGCAATGATAAATTGTTATAAAGAAGGTTATCAACCTTTGTTACAAATCCATGATGAGTTATGTTTTTCAATAAACGAGGAACATGATATTAATAAAGTTAAGGAGGTAATGGAAAATGCTATCGACAATCTTAAAGTACCTAGCAAAGTTGACATTGCTTTGGGCAGGAGTTGGGGTGAAGCGAAAGAGTAAAAAAAGAGTAAGTGGATATTATTTTGATGGTAAGAAGATGCGAACCCTTTACGAGAGGGATCATTAATCTTCTTCTTTAGTCTCTACAGCTTTTGATTGTTCATATTCTTCAATCGTTTGTTCTTTATACTCAGGCTTCCAATCATAAATTTTAATTTTATAACCTTTATCTTTTAGCTCCTTTAATTTAAGTGGGTTCCATATATACATTTAATGCTCCTATTATTTTTTTTATTTACTATTATAACATGGACGATTTTTCACTTTTTCATTTTGTTGAATTCTAGAAGGTTGTAAATTGCAGGGGTTCTATTCTGGATGCGACACTGAATGCTTTTAGTGAAATTTAGAGCGAACGAGTCTTAGGAAAAAAATTTAAAAATTTAGCAAGGTTAACTTGCTATATCAAATAGACCTTCTTTTGCATCCTCAACGCTTTGATCGTTGATTTTCTTTTTAAGGTCTTTAAGTTTAATGTCGATCCACTTCATATCAGGAGTTACTCTCCCCTGAGCTAACGCTTGGTTTGCCCACTTGGACTCCAACTGAAGTTTTTCCGACACCAGCTGTTGTAATGACATCTCTGTCTACCTCCTCAAATGTTACGTAGACACGTTCATCATAAAAACTCTCATCCGCACCTACAATTTCTCCTGAGTTCACACCATTTGAAAATGCCTCAAGAGCTGCTGCATCGTTATCTGCTTCAAGCATCTTATCAAAATATAAATTATTACATCGTGCTTGGATACGATATAGCTTCATGATCTATTATACATCAAAATGGGTTGATTTATCAAGGTATTAGACATTTGGCTTTTGTGGCGGT